GGAGGACACCTGCCATCTCAAAGAATCGTGAGTGCTTACCAGCATTATCTAAGAATCCAATCGTTGTACCCAGAGAAATTGGGTTAGTAGTAAAGTTAAAATTATAAGATGATAGATTATTTATTTTTGCTGTTTGAATACTGAAGACATCACTATCTGTCGTCAGCATAAACTGTTGATTTTTAGTAAATAGTACAAGCCCAGTGTTGACTTGTATTGCATCAAATAAAATAGCTGGGTATTCAGAACTAGCTGAGATATCTACAGGATCACTAGCTATAAATTGAATAGCTGAAGTAGAGAAGAAATTAAAAAACTTTCCGGGTCTGGATAAAACAATATTCTCATCAGATAATAGAGCTAACCTATTTCTAAAGAACACCATTTTATTAATGGGGTTACCAATAAATGATGGTTCCGGGTTTGTAGTTTCATCTCCAACCAGTGCATCGTCCCACAGTGGAGCTTTGTAAGTCGTACCTGAGATAGTATAAGAACTACCATCTAATTCAGTTAATCTAAAATTACCATCCGCCGTTCGGATTAAAGTTATTGGCATTTTAGAATACTTAAATCTTATTTTTCTTCCTGGCTTAGCACACTCTTCCCATACCCCTTCACCATCTCTATCATTATTACCAAAGAATTTTACGTAATGGTTATCTTCTTCAGCAGCGCTATTGACTACTTCAACTACCATGCCATGTTTACATTGAGAAGGTAGATCACCAATATCATCTACTTTTCCTGCTAGTACATTTAAGAGTTCTCCCACTGGGGTAGTTAAGTTAAATGAACCAGATGGTCTAGTGATATATAAACCAGTACCTATTTGTTGGACATTAGCATTAGTAAAGTTTCCAGTACCTACAATGTCAGAACGAATAGCACCGATAATACTTTCAGCAGTAACTGTAGTTTTAGTATCGAATGAAGTTGGAATAGGTCTAATTAAACCAAGATTAGATTGAACTTTTGAAGTACTAACCTCATCTATAGTTACTTGCATACTGCAACCTTTAAAGCCAACTTCAATAACTTGCCCTTGTGTCCATCCTTCTCCACCGTGTAAAAGATCTATACTTACTTGATAACGTCCATAGTATGTAGGTGTTTCATCTCTTGAGTGCGGGACACTCTGACCAGTTACTGATATTCGAAAGTATAAATTCTCTTTTGAATTAGCACTACTATTTGTTCCTGTTACAGTTCTTGTTGCAGTGAAAGTTTGATCCGCAGATCCTCCATCACTACTAGATCTAATTAAGGTAGCTAGTGTGCTTTGAGAACCACCTTCTTTAAAAACTAATCTAAATGTAGTTCCATAATCCACATCATCATTAATATTATCTTTCTCTGCTGTAGTACCGATTGTAAACTTTAACTTATGATAATCAGAATGATTTCTAAAACCTTCAGCTAACCTTTCAGTCCTTTCTAAATTATTACCACCTAAATCAAAATGAACCGAAATGGTTGTTGTACCATCACTGATTCTGTAGTAATCATCGTTATTAGCTGAGGCTGTATTTATCGTTTGTATCTCTGGTATGCCATTAATGTTAAATATCTTTGTTCCAGAATTAGGAATCATTGGGTCGTAGCCAAGATTTATTCCTTCGACTGATACACGTGTGGCTGTAGTAACTGTAGTTGTACTTGTGTTGTCAAATAGATTTAAGGCGTACTGTTTAGCATAAGCTACTGACTTTAATTCTACAAAAGCTTCAGGTGGTCTTACTGGCTCTATAGTTGTATCCATCTCAGTGTTGATGGATCTATTTGTTATGTAGGTAAAATCGTTTAGCGTAAGTGTTTGAATATCTTCGTCATTTGTATGAGTTAGATAAGTGTTGTTTCCAATTCCATTAACAACATTTTTCTCTGCACCTGTTAAACAATCCCACATCCGGACAGTACCGTCTTTATGTACTTGTCCTATGTATTGTTCATTCTCGTCTCGGTAGTAGTGGAACCACCTACCATCAGTGGATGAGTTTTTACTTCCATCACTCAAAGATCCCACAAACTTTCCAGCAGGTCTCTTTAATAATCCTTGGGTAACGTCAGGTAAGGTGTTAACCATATCCTTGACCTGTCCCGGGATCTTATATTCATCAGGTTGTTGTGAAATACCTTGAGTTAAGTTAGGAATAGTTTGTGTGATATTTGCCATTAGCGTGCTAGTGCTTTGTAAGGTTGATAAGATCTATATGAACTTTCATGCGGCCAACCAAGGAATGTATGATCACCCATTTCGCAGTCGTATTCAGTCGCGTTAGCTCTTGTTGTGTTCTGATTTAAAATTAATAATTTAACTAACTCTGAATTAGATACCAATTGAGTTGCAGCTCTAACAGCAGCACATGCAATTATGTAACGTTGAATAACTGGAGGTACATTTGTAAATGGATAGAGTCTAGTTATATCAAAAAAGAAATCTTTAGTGAATACATTTGTATGTAAAACGTTGTCATAGATTTTTCCATCTCTTACTACAACATCTCTATTCCTATCTACTTGACCTTCATGAATATCCATTCGTAGATAATCTGTGGGTACTAAGAATTGACCATTAGCATCTCTTTCTACTTTGACATGATCTTCTTGATTGAAATGCCAACCTTCATTCTGAACATCCTTATTACACTCCATTAAAAGATTATGTATTAAAGAAATTTCTGGGTTAGTAAAGTTAAGTGTAGTGATTGGCGATTGTCCTATGCTACCCAATATTGAGTTAACGGCGGATAGTTCTGTATCGCTTGCTTGTATTGAAGTAGTCATAAAAAAAGGGGAGCCGAAGCCCCCCGATAAAACTGTATAAATTAAGCGTTAGCTGGATATGTAGCACCAAACGCTGCTGGAGCGGTAGTACCTGTATATAATTCAACTGCGGCTGCTGGGTTCAAGAAATCTGCCCCCATTGCTAAACGTCCCAAAATTACATCTCCTTGGTAGACAACTGATATGTCTCCACTGGTTACTTGTACTTGAGGACCGATAGCTTCTACAACACCTGCGGCTTCCTTCTGGAAGATAAGACCACATGACTTAGCGAAGTCAGTAGCGTTACCGTAGTTGTTGTTTAAACCTGTTACTGAAGCTCTTGCATCACCTATAGCATCTCCAACATGAGAACCAAGGTTAGATGGTGAGACTTCACCAGTTGTTCCGCCATAAGCAACACCGTGCTTAGCTTGGAATGGTACATTCATTGACTTGTAAATATGAATGCCAGCTATTTCAACAACGCCTTTACCGGACTGCAATGCAGCTCCTTGGACGTCTCTGTTTACCAAACCATTCTCACCTGTTTGCTGTATTAGAGCATAGTACTGGCGTGGGTTTAGTACTGCACAACGACCCTGAGAGCTAACGCCCTTCTCGTCCATTGCTGCTGCTGCATCATAGAATGCATTCACCAAAGCTGTTGCACTGTAAGCATCTGAATCGTTTGTAGTTGTACCTACACGAATCTGAGTACCACCTGGCTCAACAAAGTTTGACTTAGTGATAGGTGAAGCAAGTCTTGCACCTTTTGTTATAGCTCTAAAGATTAACTTATCGTATTTCTCTGCAAGAGCGTATCCGATCTTCTTACTGATCTCTCCTCTCAACTCATAATGAGCAAGTGTTTCGTCTAACTCGTAAACGAAAGCCGAACTGATAAGGAGATCGTCGCAAGTCACAGTTTTTTCTGCAACTGGAGGTGCGCCGTCGCTATTTCCTAATATACTGTTCCCGGGCGTGTGAAATTCTGCCGTTGTTCTACCTGTGTAGATGAACTGCAAAGATTTCCCATTCTTTAATGTTCTCTTCATTACCATGTCACGAGCTATTGACTCATGCTGGAAACCTTTGAACATTTCTCCAGAAAACAATTTAAGGTAAAGGGCTCTAGCGTCACCTGTACTATTCGATTGACCCGGGCGTGTAAGCG